CACCGGTCGCGACATGTTTCCCGCTGTCGTCTCTGCTGCTACCGCCGGAACTATGGCAGGCGTTAAGTCTATTTCAGGACATACCGCCAATCACTCCTACGTGGCAGAAGAGCACCGCGAAGAACTCCGGACGCTCACCGCTGAACTCTATGCCATCTCCTGATTTATCTTCACTTAGCAGCACGGGGGTTGACATCAGTCTCCCTCCGTGATATGATGAGGGGTGATATGACAGTTGTTTTGTTTTATGGGGGCGTATATAAAAACCGCATACTACCCTAACCTACAGAGGTGACAATTCGACTTAGATATATAAAACAAAAATAATTTTCCCGTGCCAAAAAAAATTCCCGGAGGTAAAAAACCAATGGAAAAGGTTTATCACATCTATGCAAAAGAAGAATGTATATACAACAATTTAACTGAGCAACAATTTAATAATACATGGAACGCCCTCAATGGTATGGTTGGTCTAATGAAGACTGATTACACCTTTGAGGATTTATCATATGAGGAAGTAATTCGGCACCATGGAGGATGTAGTACGGGTTCTTCTACAGAACCTCTAGGAGACGAATCATATTGACAGACTACATAAACACTGGTAGAATTGAACTGAAGTAATTTCAAAAACATGGCAAAAGGATTTACTGTAAAGGCAAATGCACCCAAGAAGACTCAGACACCTGAGTGGGACATTGCAGCAATTAAGGAAAGGATGAAAGGAAAGACAATTGTATTTTGTCTTCCTGGACGAGGATGTTCTTTTATCTTCTTAAAGAATTTCGTACAACTGTGCTTTGACATGGTACAGAATGGCATGAGTATTCAGATCAGTCAAGACTACTCATCAATGGTTAACTTTGCACGTTGTAAGTGTTTAGGTGCAAATGTCCTACGTGGTCCTAAGCAGATTCCTTGGGATGGAAAGTTGCAATATGACTATCAACTGTGGATCGACTCAGATATCGTATTCGATACAAATAAGTTTTGGCAACTCTGCGATCTTGCTGTTCCTGCAGAAGGTGCAGAGAAGGAAATTACTTCTGGATGGTATGCCACTGAAGATGGACACACAACTTCAGTTGCTCACTGGTTAGAGGAAGAAGAGTTCCGCACTAATGGTGGAGTGATGAATCACGAAACTGTCGATTCCATTCAGAAGCGTAAGAAACCATTTACAGTTGATTACACTGGATTTGGATGGGTATTAGTGAAGAAGGGAGTCTTTGAGAATCTAGAGTATCCTTGGTTTGCTCCTAAGATGCAAGTCTTTGAGAGTGGAAATGTACAGGACATGTGTGGTGAGGATGTCTCATTCTGTCTTGATGCAAAGGAAGCTGGATTTGATATCTGGTGCGATCCTCGTATCAGGGTTGGTCACGAAAAAACTCGCGTAATCTAAGAGGTACTAAGTTATGATGATGAAAGGGGGGAATTATATTCCTGCAAAACCGAAGAAAACTCGTCAAGGGAATTCGCAGAATACATTAACATCTGCGACTTCTCGTAATAAGTCTAAAAAAAGATATCGTGGGCAGGGTAAATAGAACAGATACATTAATACATAATGGCTGCTCTTATTTGCAATCTCCCCTCGGTAGAGGTCTGGGTACGTAAAGAATATTTGACTGATCACCAAAGTGGTCATGGCGAATTTGTAAAAGGCGTTTGGGTATCGTGTAAGTCGATACCTGGGCGCACTTTTTATTTTGAGACGTACTTACCTGAGTATGCTGCAATGTACGATAAACTGCCTATAAGCGCGTTTGTCTCGTCACCAAAGACTCCTGATCCTGATATGAATCTACCCAACCTACAGTTTTGGAACTGTATGGACTATGGTGTAGTTGCAATTACAAAGCAATTCATTGGTTCTATGGACTATGAATTGTATACTCGCGACTTTGGGAATCAAAAAGGTACATACATTTGTACAATAGATAACTACCATCAAGATCCTGAAGTAGTTGACTATGCTACAAGTGAAAATCCAGCAGAGCATAAGTCACATAATCTAATTGAATTAGAGAATGGACAGTATGCACTGTATCCAAACAATAGAATGCGTATCTTTGATAACAGTTTGACACCTGTCGAACCAAAAATGCCTGACTTCAAGGTATCAACTCAATATTATCAAGTTGAAAATGGATTTGAGCGTCTCGGTATGGGTCGTGAGGATGAATATTTTTGGAAAACTGCTAAAGAACGTGAAGAATCACCCAACAAAGAGGAAAACACCGATGTCTGATGAACTTTATCCGAATAGAAATAAAGATTTTATGCGTGAAGTATGGGGAACAACGAGTTTAACCTCTGATTATTGGTCATTACCCGTCAAAAAAGTACTTCAAGAGATTGAAAATGACGATTTAACCTCCAAAACTGATAATTTGGACGTTGATGGTGAAATTTTTGATCCTAATCCCTAATAAATAAAAGATAATCGCTATATTCGTGTGCCGATACAACGGGTAAGTCAAGGTTTTAAAGATGTAAGCATGACTTTTCAGAGAAACCCTCTGAATGATGATCTTGTAACACTTAAAAATCAGACTGCAATTGCCCGTTCAGTAAAAAATATCATATTTACGCAACCTGGAGAGAAATTTTTTGATGAGGACTTCGGTTCTCGCGTTTCCAGGTTTTTATTTGAGAATATTAACCCTGTTACTGCTTCTAACATTAGAGACGAGATAGTTCAATCTATTTTGAACTATGAACCTAGAGTTAAATTGTCAGATGTATTCGTTATTCCTGATTATGACGGAAATGTAATGAATGTAGCAATAGTATACAGTGTCATCGGTGCTGATATACCCCCACAATCATTAGATTTCGTTTTGCAACCAACCAGGTAAAAAATGCCACTATCAAATTTCACTAACCTGGATTTTAATCAGGTTAAAACAACACTTAGAGAATATTTAAAGGAAAATTCTAGTTTTACAGACTATGATTTTGAAGGATCAAACCTTTCTACTATTCTTGATGTTTTGGCATACAATACCTATATTACTTCATACAATGCAAACATGGTTGCAAATGAAGTTTTTATTGATAGTGCGACTTTAAGAGAAAATGTAGTCTCTTTAGCAAGAAATATTGGGTACACACCAAAATCAAGGAAAGCTGCCCGTGCTACCATCACATTTTTTGTTAACACTAGTAATCTTTCACCTTCACCAGCAACAATTACCCTTCAAAAAGGAGTTGTAGCAAGTTCTTCTAGTTCTTTTGGATCTCAATCGTTTGTTTTCTCGATTTTAGAGGATGTTACGGTTCCTGTTGTCAATGATACAGCACAATTTAACAATATTCCCATTTATGAAGGTAATTTAGTAAGTTCTAACTTCACTTATAACGCAAGAAACCCAGAACAAAAGTTTATTTTGGATAATGTTGGTATTGATAGTGATTTAATGACGGTTTCTGTTAAACCAAGTCAACAATCTTCTAGAAATGTAAAATATAGTCTCCAAAACAGTTTATTTAATATTGATGGCAATTCGGCAGTTTACTTTATCCAAGAAGTTGATGATGAAAGATATCAAATCATTTTTGGAGACGGTATTTTTGGTAAACGTCTTGAAGACTCCAATTTTATCACTGTAAATTACATTACTTCTAGTGGAGATGCTGCAAACGGAGTCAGTAACTTCAAATTCTCTGGAAGACTTCAATATATTCGCAATTCTGCCGAGTACGTTGTCACTTCTGGTATTTCTGCACTCACCACAGGTATAACTGCATCTGGAGGTGAGTCAATTGAAGGTGTTGAGTCAATTAAAAAGTTTGCACCTCGCATATATGCATCTCAAAACAGAGCATTAACTGCAAATGATTATGAAACGCTAATTCCAGCAAGAATTTATCCTGAAACTGAATCAATTTCGGTTTTTGGAGGAGAAGAGTTAATTCCACCACAATATGGCAAAGTTTTCATTAGTATAAAACCAAGATTTGGTGATTTCCTACCAAATTTGATGAAAGAGAACATCAAAACAAAACTAAAGCAATATGCTGTTGCTGGAATTGTACCAGAAATCTTGGATTTGAAATATCTGTATTTGGAAATTGATAGTAAAGTTTATTATAACACGAACTTGGCACCATCTGCAGCTGCAGTGTCTACTATTATTCAGAATAACGCAAATAAGTATTCTGAATCTTCTGAAATGAATAAGTACGGTGCTAGATTTAAATATAGTAAGTTTTTGAAAATTATTGATGATAGTCACGAAGCAGTGACTTCTAATATCACAACAGTCAAAATGAGAAGAGACTTAAGAGTTGTTACTAATTCTTTTGCAGAATATTCAATTGGATTTGGTAATCAATTCTATATTAAATCGATGACTGGTTACAATATCAAATCTTCAGGGTTTAATGTAGTAGGCATTAATGAACCAGTCTACTTAGGAGACATTCCTGATACTAATAGAATAAATGGTACGGTATTCTTGTTTACGGTTCCATCTATTGGGTCTCAATCACCTACTATTGTAAGAAGAAACGCTGGAACCATTAATTATATCTCTGGAGTTATAACTCTCAATCCCATTAATGTCGTTTCAGCAAAAATTAAAGATGGAATTCAAACCATAGAAATTGAAGCATCTCCTTTATCTAATGATGTTATTGGATTACAGGATCTTTATTTGCAACTAGATATAGGGGGTAGCAATGTTGAAATGGTTGTTGATGAAATATCCTCTGGATTAGATCCATCGGCATCAAATTACATTGTATCACCAAGTTATGTAAATGGCAATCTAGTGAGGGCAGGTGGTAGTACATCTACTACAAGCACCCCACAAGGGACTACAGGCACCACTGGTGGAGCGTTTACTACAAGTGGTACAACAGGTTCAACCCCCTCTACATCAACTACATCCACATCTGGATCCTCAGGATCAAGTTCTTCATACTAAGACGATAAATCCATAAAATGTCAAAAAACAGAGTCCAACTTAACAGCGTTGTTTCTAGTCAACTTCCTCAGTATGTGCAGGAAGATTATCCTTTAGTATCCAGTTTTTTAAAGCAGTACTATCTCGGACAAGAGTATAAGAGTGGACCTATTGATATAATTCAAAATATTGATGAATACATTAAACTAGATGAAACATCAAATGTAGTCGAATCTGCAGTTCTGCAAGGGGATTTAAGCTTTTATAGTAAAACAATTAGCGTAGACCCTGTAAAATCTCCCACAGGGACAATTGGATTTCCAGATTCTTATGGACTGCTTAAGATTGATAATGAAATAATCACATATACGGGAAAAACGGATTATTCTTTTACTGGATGTAGAAGAGGATTTGTAGGAATTACCTCATATAAGAGTGGTACAAATAGTAATGAACTAATATTTGAAGAAAGCGAATATGATGATCATACTGCAGGTTCAGTTATTGAAAACCTCAGTATTTTATTTTTAAAAGAATTTTTACTCAAAACAAAAAATCAACTTCTTCCTGGATTAGAGAATAGAACTCTAACTGAAGATCTTAATCAAAATATTTTTACAAAACAGTCTAAAGATTTTTACCTTAGTAAAGGAACTGATCAATCTTATAAAATTTTATTCAAAGCATTATACAATAAGGATGTTACTGTTGTTAGACCATCGGAGTTTTTGTTTACTCCATCTAATGCTAGATATGAGATTGTAAAGCAATTAATTGTAGAACCTATTTCTGGTGATCCAGAAAATTTAGATACAGCAACTTTTTATCAAGATGCATATAAGTTTGATAAAAATATTAATAGAGCATACGCTCCAATAACTTCTGTAGAAAAAATAGAAGTTGGATATGGACAAAGTTTCTATAAATTAAATTATGATGGGGGATATAATAGGGATATTGGTGTAGATGGAGTAGAGTATGGTACGTTTAAAGTAGAACCATCCACAAGAGTCATCGGAGCAGTTTCTTCTGGTTCTACCATTTTCGATGTTGATTCCACTGTTGGGTTTGGGACTATCGGTGAACTATATGTAAACTATACAGATTCCACAACTGGTGTAGTATCATATACATCTAAATCATTAACCCAATTTTTTGGTGTAACAAATTTAAATGGAGATATTGCTGACGCAAGTACAGTTGGAATTAATACCTTTTCATATGGTAGATCAAAATTAAATCAAGATGATATAATTAAAGTTAGAATATCGTCCGTATATAATTCGGCAAAGTTGCCAAAAAATACTAGTTCTTTTGTAAAAGGAACTACGGCAAACGTAACTACATATGGAATTTCCGAAAATAATTTAAAAACTAACAAATGGGAGTATAACGTATCTGCTCGTTACCGTGTAGAGAGTTTGGAGTTAATTGATTCTTCAGACTTTACTTACGTAATTAATCTGAAATCTAATCATTACCTTAAAATTGGTAATGGCATCTTTATTGTTTTAACAAACGGAACAAAAATTTCCTCTACTGTAATTAGTATTGATAATGAAAAATCTTTTAGAGTAAGAGGTCAGGGAACTTTACAAAATTCACAAGTTTCTTTTGTACAAAGAAAAATTGAAAAAGGATCTTCAAATACGTTTCCAAATATTACTTCATTTTCAACAGGAGTTGATAATGTATATAAAAATGATGAAGAAGAATATATTGTTGCATCTCCATCGATTCCTTCTTACAATGCTCAACCAATTGAAGTTACCCCAAGAAAATTAACTTTTTCTGGAACGTTTATTGGATCTGAACTTGAAATAACCCCAGGCACAGAGCATGGATTTTATACAGGGGAGGCAGTTTATTATTCTGCAAGTACAGTAGAGGAGCAATATGTTGATTCTTCAGGAACTGTAAAGAATAGGCAAAAAAGAAATACCGGTTTATTTGAAGATGGACTTTATTTTGTAGTAAGAGTAGATGGATTTACTTTAAAGTTTGCAAAAAGTAGGGATGATATTAACATTGGGAAGTTTGTATCTGTTGAAAACTCTACTACAGTAACTGATAGTTCTATTCAACCTTTTAATGCTTTCAATAAAACATTAAAATCTCAAAAACTTTTAAGGAAAATTTCTACTCCAAAGAGTCAAGGAATTAAAACTAAAACCTTGCCAGGTACTACTGGGATATTAGTTAATGGAGTCGAAGTTTTAAATTATAAATCTGAAGATGTTATAAGATATGGAACTATTGAAAGTGTTGATATTTTGCTACCAACAAATAATATTGATATTATAAATCCACCAAATTTAATTATCAGTGATGCAGTTGGAACTGGTGCAACTGGATATATCGCGGCATCTGGTTCTGTAAGAGAAGTAAGAGTATTAGACAGTGGTTTTGATTATCTATCAAAACCCACTCTGAAGATTGATGGTGGAAATGGACAGGGTGCTTTTGGCACAGTCAATATGAAATTGATTGACCACTCTGCAGTGTTCTTTGCTGATGAAGCATCTGCAAGAGTATCATTAACAAATAATACAATTGGATTTTCATCATATCACAAATTTAGAAACGCAGAGCAAGTAATATATAAAACTTTTGATGAACAATCTATAGTTGGTCTAGACACTAGTGCATTATACTTTGTATCTGTATCTGATAATGTAACAGTTAAATTGCATCCGACTCAAGCAGACGTTATATCAGGTATAAACACAGTAAATTTAACTGCATTTGGTATTGGTAAACATGCACTTCAAAGTGTAAATAAAAAATCTGTTGTATCTTCCGTTAACATTGTCAATAATGGAAACGGATATGAAACAAAGAAAAGAACTGCATCTATAGCAGGAATTAACACTTCTTCAAATATAATTACAATCCAAAATCATGATTATCAGAATGGTGAGAAAATTAAATATACTGTAGTAGGTTCTGTTGCAGAGGGTCTTACAAATAATACTGAGTATTATGTAACCACTGTAGATAAAAATTCTTTCAAACTTTCCGCAATTGGCATTAGTTCGGATAAAGAATTTTATTATAGAACTAAGCAATATGAAAATATCAATTCTGTTGGTGTAGGAACTCATACTTTCAATTATCCAGATATTACTGCAACTTTAGTTGGAGAGGTTGGAATATCTTCTATTGGAACAGAAACTTTCAAAGCATCTATTCAACCTATAGTTAGAGGTCAACTTTCTTCAATTCATCTTGAAAATGGAGGAGTTGGTTATGGTTCTTCAGAAATATTAAATTATGATCGCCAACCGACCATTACACTCAGTAAAGGAAAAGATGCTCAGGTACAACCAATTATCAGTAATGGAAAAATTACGCAAGTTATAATTTTAAATTCTGGGAGTGGATATAAATCTACACCAGACATCAGTATTATTGGTTCGGGTGTCGGTGCAGTTTTAATTCCCATTATTGCAAATGAATCTCTTTCTGAAGTTAGAGTTTTAGAAACTGGTGGAGGATATGATACATCTGATACTAGAATTAACATTGAAACTACTTTTGATTCAGAAAATCAACCAAAGTTATATTGCAATCTTAAGACATGGAGAGTAAATCTTTTTGAGAAAAATTTAACTTTCTTCACTAAAGATGATGGCATAGTATTACCTTCCACGTATGAACTTCAATATTCTCATCTATATGCACCTAGAGTTTTAAGAGAAAGCACGTATGCGGTTGATGCAGCAGGAAATACTTTATATGGACAAAGTGATCTTCGTAAAGTTAATAGTATTGAAGTAAATTCTCAACAACATTCCCCTATCTTAGGATTTGCATATGATGGTAATCCTATATACGGTCCATATGGATACACTACACAGACTGGTGGTGCAGTAACTCAATTAAAATCTGGATATGTTATTGATTTAAAATCAGGAAGGCCACCTCTTTCTATTTTTCCCGAAGGATTCTTTATTGAAGACTACACACATAATAAAACTACCGATATTTCTACTCTTGACGAAAATAACGGAAGATTTGGGATAACTCCAGATTATCCTAATGGAACTTATGCTTATTACATGACGGTCAATAATTTGCTGACCGAAGCATCAGGAATATTTGAGAAATATAAAAAACCAGTATTCCCATACATTATCGGAGAAAATTATAATTCTATTCCAAATGAATTTAATTTTGAGTCTTCTTCAAATCAAGATGAATTTAATTTTGAAACGAGTACTCTAAGAAGAAATACCGAACCACTTAATTTAATTGAAGATGCTGAAGAATATCCATATCTCTTTATCCCAAACAAATTTAATCAAACAGCAAAAATAAACGCTGCTTCTCCAGGTACTATTGATTCCATTGGGATTTTAACTGGTGGAAATAATTATAAAGTAAATGAAACTTTAGTATTTAACAATAATGGGACTAGTGGAAGTGGTGCTTATGCTAGGGTTAGTAAAGTAAAAGGCAAGCCAGTTTCTAATATTAGTATAGCAACTAGTTCTATTAGTAGCGTAGAGATATATCCCAAATCTTCTGGAACATATGAGGTTGTTTGTGACAACCCTCATGAGTTTCAAAATTTAGATATAATAAGAATTACTGGACTTTCCACAAATGCTAGTGGTATTGAGGGAACATATTCAGTAGGAATTTCTTCCAATATACTTCGCCTTGCTGGGGTTGGAACAACCGCAGTTGCAATTGGAACTGAAGGTGTAACCGGTTTAGTCACTCACTTTAGTGTAACTGGTGATATTATTAATACCAAGACAAATGATATTCTAGGTATTGGCACAGAAAAAGTAAAGGTACTTAATGTAGACTTTAATAACTCTAGATTGAGAGTCTTAAGAGCAGTTAATGGAACTGTTTCTGCAGGACATACTATTGGCAAGTTTCTTATTGAGGATTCTAGAAATCTTGACATTAATACTGGTATTACTTCAACATACAAATTTACAAGAAACGAAGAGGTTTACTTTGATCCATCTGAAACAGTTGGATTAGGAACCACTGCGGGAATTGGTATTGGATCTACACTTTCTTTTGCAAATCCAGGTGCAGGTATCACTCAAAAATTTATCCCTACCAAAACGCTTTATTTCAAAAACCATAGTTTTAAAACAGGGGACCAATTAACTTACTCTACAGGTAATGGTGGAACAGGTCTTTATGTTCAAGATGAGACTAATGTTGGTTTAGGAACAACTCTTGCTAGTGGAGACAAAGTATT